AAACAGCATCAATAGGCGATTCACTTATATCACTGAGTACTTCAATTGCATCCTCCATATTTGTACCACCATCTGCCGTCAACCGGTCTACAATACGATGAATATCCGTCTTGGCACGGGGAGTCATATTAGCACAATCCACAACCACCGATGCGGTACTAGCATATTGAATAAGTGTAAGCATATCCCGTTCCTCCATACGGTCAATAAGCAGGTGCAATGTACGAATAACAGCAGCAAGTGGTGCTCCATCCATACTTCCGCTGGTATCTAGCAGCAGAGCAATATGGTAGGGCGTACGCTCAGCACCCACCCTACGCGTGGGCAGAATTCGTACAACAAGGTCGCTTCCATAATAGGAGGCATCGACTTGAACAGGCATTTTTATGCACATTCAAATAAACAAATCGAGCGATTCAATTTTTTCACTGCTGTGTATCACTGGCATAATTTTGGGTGAGAACAGTCACAGCACGTTTATATTTGATGTAGTCAGTATGCGACCGAAACGTAGGAAAAGGTGTGCCTTGAACCGGAGGTGTACTATTAGAATAACCAGCAAGTAGTGTCTTGCCTTCTTTAAATTTCAACGAATCGGCAGAGGAGCGTTCATCCGGTTGTTTACGAAAGAGTAGAACATCGCAGCTTTGTGCGCAGTATCTCACAGTTGATAACGGCAACGCAGGATCAGGATAGTAAATATAGGCACTGTTAGATCCGTAGTAAGGTGGAGCCTGTGACGGAACTGACATATTTAATGAGCGATTAGAAATTCTTTCTCATACGCCGACTCCATTTCGGGTAAAGGTGCTTCGCGGTAATCGCGAATGTATTCGATCGCCGCCCCTTTGCGAATACTAATTACACTAGAATTCATTGTAATAAGATTATAGAGTGTTTTTGTACCGCCAGCCTTAGTAGCCGTCCACCGATTTGCACTACGTATCCACTTATGTGCATCATGATCGTAAACTAGTTGTGCACCAGAGAAAACGATGCCTGATGGTGAAACAATTGTAGACACGCACTGCTCAGATACAATGCCGAGTACCTTTCCTGAGTGTTTGATAACATCACCAATCATAATCGCATCTATACGCTTCCATTTACCGTCCACCATTAAGACTTCGGCATCTCCGTCAACGCCTAGGCTATAGTCAAGTACCGGTGTATCGCCCAGATTCCCGTATCCGCCATTTAATGCACTTTCCGCAATACGCTGTGTATGTGCAACAACTGCCGCCGAATCGTGCTCATCGTAATCTGCCACTAGTAGCCCGTCAACACCTACACGGAATTTGTGTCCGTCGACGTTCAAACATACTAGTTCAGGTACTGAGCTCGCCCATACTGCCATAGGATGCGTCTCTGCCATTACCATTCCTGCCTCACCCGCCAAAACATAGTGCGCAGCACTCAGAACCACGTCGCCAATACTTACCATCGACGTCGAGCCGCCGGCAAAGCGGAATACCGACGTCACAACTGGCGCCTTATTGTTAGGAACCCCAGCCAGCACATCGCCAATCACAACCTCGGAAATGGGCTTATAGGATCCATCCGCCATCTGAATCGGTGTATTGGGATCAAAACAGAATTCAAATATGAATTTTACTAAGTCATTATCGGCAAGGTTAAAGGCGGCAGTCATAGCGGACTGACCCATAAAAAGTACGGCAAACATAGTACCGTAGACTTTGCCCATCAAATTAAGAATGCGAATAAAGCTCATACGGACATTGTTCATTAAGAATTGAATCTTATTGCGTACACTGGCAATGAAGTGTTCTACTCCACCTAAAAAGTTTGCAAACATTCCGCGAATACTCATAGCCGCATTCATAACAGTCATAAGCACACCTTGGAATGTTGCTAATATACTGTAAATAGGTGCGAAGACTTCGGCAGCCTTCACATTAAAGATATTTTGTACACAAAAATTAAAATTATCCATTGGATTGTATCCAAAATTTCCTACAAATGGCATAAATAGCGGATTACATCGGTACTTTCCGAAATGCTTTTTTATATCCGCTAAATTGCTCATTTGTAGTGCTACAAACACTAAAGCAATGTTAATAATTGTAACAATAGCAAAGACGATTATAGTTCGTGTATAACCCTCTTTCCATGCAACCATCTTTTCAAACTCGGATGTTTCCATTCTGAAAATCCCTCTGTTGGAAGCCGTGATTTTACTTGGGTGTTTCAAACCTGCCGATTTTTTCGTTTCTTATATGTACGTCGTTTACTACCCCCTTTAGCCTTAGGAACAATAGGAGGAGTGCGTGGCACAGATGGTGTTGGCGGAGCGGGCGGACGAGTAATTATTGTCTTCGGGACAGCGCTCGAGTCTGATGTCTCCGTGTCATCTACATCGTTCCAACTACGAATAGAGAAAGATCCTCCCATTCTACGATTTCTACATATTTAAATACGTTTAGTCAAGTGTGCGCTTAATCCACGCAATATCGGATTTGAAAACTTTGCTGGCAACAGGTGAGGTGTACTTGGTGTAAGTGGACACCGCCTGAAGTTTACGGCGAACCGATAAGGAACCGTATAGGGCAACCGCCTTCTTTAACGCGGCGCGACGAGTCTTTGCCGATTTCTTGACAACGTTGGCATAACCGAACTGTGAGAGCTCGCCCTCACGTAATGGACCTATACCGGGGGACCCATTAGGACCACGATATCCTTTGCCTTTGCGACCAACATCTTTGATTAATCCAGACGGTACACGAATGCGACGTCCGTTCTTAAGCTTACGAGTATATGCCGCACGACGAATATAACCGCGGTGCTTACGCGTCACTGTCATTAATCTTCTAATACGGTTCTACAAATTGTAGAAATCATATACCCAATTCAAGAGGATGTTAGTTTTCGCAGGTCTAACATGTGCGCTCCTTGTTGGCGTTCTTTACTTTTTTGCGAAAGTAAATCAAAAGGAGGTTCTGGATCACTGGGATGACTACAATAAAAATTTATTATTTGTCTTTTTCTTAGCACCTTTCTATAAGCCTGATGGTGACCCTCGGTCCCGGCTTCAATTTGCATTCGATAATTTCAATAACTTACTTTCAACGTTTGCGACGGACACAATGAAAACAATCATGCAGCCGGTAATGCAGATTTTTAAGATGCTTACGGATGCGATTGATCAAACTGTAAGCGGACTGTTTAACGTGCGAGGACTTCTCAAGTCAATGTGGAGTCAATTCAATAGTATGACGGAGGTGTTTATGAATCGGTTTCAGGGAACGTTAACTGCGCTGCGAGCAACATTTATGAAGTTGCACGCGGCGATTGGCAAAACATTTGCGATTGCCGTGGCGGGTATTATGTCAGGTCTTTCGGCGTTGCAAACAATGTTGACTATGTTTGATTTGGTTGTAAATGTATGTATTACAATTTTGATTATTATAGCAGCGATTTTTATATGGCTTCCCTTCATTTTCCTTCCATTTTTAGCGCTTATTATTATGGCAGTCGTCGCAATTAATCAACTTCCGTCGGAGTTTAGCGACCAAATGACCGGTATTGCGGGAGTGTTCTGTTTCGCCGAAGGGACGGAGGTAGAAACAAACACTGGTACAAAACCAATAGAGTCTATTCAACTGGGCGAAACTTTGGCAGACGGCGGAACGGTACAGGGTGTTTTAGCATTCGACACGGATACAGATAATATGTATAATTTATACGGTGTTCATGTGAGCGGATCACATATTATTCATACACCGACGCAACCAATAATGGTACAAAATCATCCAGACGCATATAGACTTCCACCACAAACACGCAAAGTATATTGTTTTATTACCTCTACACGACGCATTCCGGTGAAATCGGCGATTGGTACGCTAGAATTCGCCGATTGGGAGGAGTTGGAAAATAATATGGACGACCTCAGAACATGGAATAAGCAAGTATTTGGACTACTCAACCCAAATCAGATCTACTTGGAACCGAGTCCTTATTGTCTTACATCGGAGGCAGGATTTACAGGCAAAACTCACGTAATGACGCCATTAGGACCTACAGAACTTCGTGGAATAATTCCCGGATGTACAGTCATTGATGCCAGTGGCAAGCAAACACTGGTGCGTGGTGTTGTACGCTTAGCGGCGGAGGAGGTGGTCAATGCGGTCAAGTTGAGTGAATCATCGTATATGTCATCCGGTAATTGGACAAAGGTCGGTGATACCTGGCTACAGCAACATAGTTTGTGCGCTGGGAAACATGCCGAGGAAATATGGTATCAGCTGTTTACGGAATCCGGTACATTTACGGTAATTGAAGGTGGACAGTTTATCGAGGTCCGCGACTTTACGGATGTTGGAAGTTCAGAGATTCATAAGACCTATGACTGGGTTTTGGAAACTTTAGCGGAGAAAATCTAATCTATAACTAAAGCAAATGTCTCCCAGAATTACATTCGTTCTTGTCATGCTGGCATTACTTCTCCTGGCGAATCTACTGATGGTGAATGGTTTTACCAACTATCCCATTGGCGCGGAGGGATTTACTGATTACATTCTGGACAATGCGTCACCGATTGGCGATAACTACAAGTCGATTGGTACGTATGATAATATTGTATACAAGCCGGCAAACGGTCTGTCCAACTGGCGCGGACCGGCTCCGAATGAGCCTTTGCTGGGTCCCGATGTTGAGATCGGACCTGACAACCTTTTTATGTTCAAGAATAACCAGTGCAAGCCCGAGTGCTGCCCTGCCAGCTTCAGCTGCGGTGGCGGCTGCGTCTGCACAACGGCGAAGCAGCGCGACTTCATTGCCAGCCGTGGTGGCAACCGTGATGCGCCGACGGATCTATAAACACGTCTCACTTTAATACTTTCATAATATGCTAAAAGCATATACTGAAATGTTTCTATTTAACTATACTCCCTTGCCTGTAAATGCCATATCAAGAGGCGCGCCAACTAATGGAGTATCAACGGCAGTAAATGCGTTGTCAATGGGGGTACCCGCTGTTAGGTCGCCCTCGTCAGGCGCACCACCTTGCGGCATCAGCGAACGGTTAAGTGTTACAAGGGTTACCTGTCGCGCCTCTTCCAGTGCCTCGGCGGGCTTAACATAGTTAAACGCCGACTTTTCCGTGACTGGCTCCTTTGTTTCCTGCATCTCGACGTAGTTCTCAAAGAATTCCTTTGAGTCTAAGCCGACTGTATTGACGGGTCCGATAAATCCCTCGCCCATACATACACGGTAGTGAATATGGGGAGACAGCTTTCCCTTCATAGGTACGGTATACGGCTGCGGCTTGCGTACTTTGAGTGTTACAATACCAGAAGGATTCGCAACCGCTACACCGGCGTTGCGATACTCAAGATAGGCGTGGCGCCAGTCGTTGACTTCGTGTAGATCCTTGTTTGCCGGCTCCGCCGCCCAGTATATGACTTTCGCGCCGGGGCTTACTAACACATCGGCTGATATATCGGCATTTTCGGGGGTCTGGACCTTTAGAACTTCGCACGGTATAAGGGACTCACCGAGAAATGGTAAATAAGTATCGCGGTGAAATGCGACAAAAATTGCTGCAATACCGACGGCGGCAAATACAGCGTTTGCTAGAAATACATTCTTGCCGGTTAAGTATGTAACAAAGTCCTTGCCTAAAAAGCTCTTAGCACCCCAATTCAGACCTCCTATGACAAGTAAAAGG